CCTAATTCATAGAAGCCAGTTAGTTTTAATACCGCTCTTGACATTGCTCTTTTTTCTGCCATTTCAGCCACATACCAACTGTTTGTGTTTCCATCTTTAAATGTATCTCCTTTTAATGCGCTTCCAAAAGTCTGTATCATTTTACCTTCCTTTTGTGCCTTTGCTTTAAATACCGCAAAGTTAGGTTCACATTTGATAACTTCATAATCTACATAAATTTGTTCTTTAGCTTGTATCTTATCAATACCTTGTCTAGTCAAAATTGTGTAGTGCTGATGCTTGTAAACATCATCTGGAGTTAATTCATACTTTAAATAAAGTTCTTTTAATTTGTCTGTTTTCATTATCTTAATTTTAATACTGTTACTTGTCCTTCTAAAAATTCAACTCTGTTTTCTAATGCCATAATTCTTGCGTTTAAATAATCTACTAAATCATCTTGCGAGGATTGTCTTAATCTCATAATGTCTTCTGTGTGTGTCATTCGTCTATTTTTATTGCTAGTTTTAAATAATTTCTTGTTCCTATTTCTGGCACTCTTAACTGATAATTAATATTGATATCAGTTAAGTTGTGGTCTTGTTCTGTGTGGTACTCAATTTGAAGTCTTAATTTTTCCCACGCTTCTTTACTCAATTTCATCAAATAAATCATAAGGAGATTGTACACCTGTAAAGAAATATAAATCTTTCCAAATTCCGTATCTCATACTAGATACTAATGTAATTTCTTCTAACTCTAAGCAGATAAGACCAATTAAAATTGGATAACTTGCATTATGCAATTCTAGTTTGTCTTTATACTCTTTTTTCAATCTGTCAATTAATTTCATTTTGTCTTGTTTTTAATTATTTATCAAAAATAATAAATAAAATGTTAATAAAAAAATATATTTTAATTTATTTACTGTCCCATATTTAGTATTTATTTGGGACGTTCATTTCTTTCAAGTCGCACATAATCATATACAACACGTTGGTAACAATTAAAAATTTGTTTTCACAATTTTAGTGTACTTGCTTTTTAAGTTCCATTCTAAATGCTTTTCAGCTTCCTCTAAAGTATCAAAGTAGCCAACTATATCGTTTTGAAAGTAATCGCTTAGCCAAAAGCCAAAAATAGTTTTTCCTTGTAATTCAAATACAGGAGAGCAACTATTAACGTGTTCTAAAATTCTAAATTTCTTCATTTTTATTTAATTGTTTCAGTCCTTTTACAAATAAGTTAGGGTAAATACTACATTCTGCACATTAATAAATCTGTGTATCTAATTCGCTATTTATTTGCGAGTAAAGTTTATCTGTAATTATCCTATATGTTTTTGCGTTTGAAAATGTTATTAATTTAAAATCTTCAAACAACATTCCTTTACCTTCTATTTTTTGTAAATGAAGTAAAACTCTTTTCTCAAAAACATCTAAATCAAAATCAGCGTAATCAGTAGTTAAAAAATATCTGTTAATTTCATTTTTAATAAATCCATCAAGAATACTTAAAGGCTCTGCATATCCATTATAATAATCTTTTATGTTGTCTATTTTAAAAAAAGCAGTAGCAGATGCAGTTATCTGTTTATCGTCTTTTGTTGTAAAATTAACTTGGCTAATTATTACATCTTGTATCCTTTTGGGCTTGCAAAAAACAGCATCTAAAAAAGGTATCTTAAAATAAATTCCATATTTTAATTCTCTTTTTATTTTACCATTTCTTAACTGCAACCCATTTTCCCATTCTTTCACTATAAACCAAAATTTTAATTGGTTTGTTAAGTATGTAAAAAACTCTTTTAATCCATCCATTTTAATATAATTTAGTTTTTAATTCACCGTACTTGCCATAGCACCGTATATAATTAATAGCAAAAAAGCCACTAACCATATACAAAACGTTATGCGTCAGGCTAAAGAACGACCTAGCAATACTTCAAGCTCAGAATGAATAATCCATTTTTGAGCAATTAACGCTTCTAATCCAAGTTCATCAGAAGTCATATTCATAAAAAAACCTTCATTATTAGTTCCTTTGCAATAGACTGTTAATTTCACTTTTTCAGGCATTTTGTTTTCCCAACGCAATTCATTAGCATTTTTATCTTTTGGATAAATATCTATGAACTTGTCTAAATTGTCGTAGCATAATTGAATCACTTTGTTTTCTTCGATTTCTTCTTTTGTCATTATTATTTACTTTTGTGAGAAGCCCAAACGCATAACACTGTATATAAAACAGCTTTAGTTCCGTGCTTAATCGGTGGTTGTTGTTTATTTATTAAGTTGTTCCCATTTTGGAAATATCCGCTATTTTACAAGACGTTTTATATACTGAACGTTAGCATTAATACTACGTCCATTGGTTAGCCATAGCCTTTGCTATTCCTAAAAACGTTTTACTTCTCTTAGTGCTACCGTTTGCAAAACTCTTACCTTTGTAGTTTTTCTTTTCAAGCCTACCGCCACCACCATTTATAAAAGGCGAGTATTCTGTCAATATATTAGTTGGTTCTAATTTTGGCAAACCTTTTAACCATAAATAAGTTCTTTTACTAAATGGGTCTCCGTATTCATAAGGTTGTATAACTTGCGTTTTTTCTGGTAATCCGACTACTTTCATTGGCATAGGGTTTTCAATTGCTATTCTAGGGCAATCTGCATTATAAAACAACATAAAAAACTCTTTTGCTTTCATTGCTTTTTCTAACCTAATAGGGTCTACGTTTCCTTTTGTGGGGTACATTCTAACAGCACCACCATTAGTAATATATGTGCAAGGAGGGAAGGCAATTATCATATCCCATTTTTGTTTTAATAACTCAGCTGCATCTTGTTGTAGATGGTATTCTGGATAATCACCGCTACAAGGTTCTAAATCACAACTAAATGCTTCGTGTCCTAAATCTCTTAATTCTTTCGTTACTGCTTGGCTTTCCTCACAGGCTATTAATATTTTCATTCTATTTAAATTTAGTTTTTAATAATCCGGTACATACGCACAACAACGTATATACCCCATTTTCGTACCTCAAACGGTGCATATACAATTCGTTGTATTCAAGTGCTTAAATTAGTGATAAATTGAAAGTTCATTGTTTAAAGTCTTTTTCTTTTATTTTTTCCCCTTCATAAAATCCGTTTAAGAATCCATAAAGTAAAGTGTAAATGTAGGATTTTGAAACTCTATCGTTTAATGACCATTCGTTGTCTTGGCAAAAATTAATTATTTGACATTCAATTCCACCAAGATTAAAAAGTAAAGTGTATCTTGTTTTTTCAATTGGCTTTTTAAAAAAACCTTGTTTTATAGTGTATTTTTTCTCTTGAAGGTAATACCTATCGTCTTTTTTTCTAACGTCTTGTAATAATTTATTAAGCTCAATATCTTTTACTTGTTTTGCTTCTTCAAGTTCATTTTCATTGTAATAAGAACATATCATAATATTTATATTTTTTGCCCTCGCTTAAAAAATAAAAGAAAAAGGGTAGGTTAATAATTCAAATTTTTGTCCTTTAAAGTCGCACCAGACTTACAACACGGTATAAAAGACATTGAAAAAACCGTCTCTTATACCTATCCGTTACCTGCTATTTTAAAAGACGTTCGGTAATCTATCACGAACTTTTGCGAAAACAAAGTGTTGAAGCGTTTTAAAATTAATTGTTGGATTACGATTTTCTTTAACAAAATTCCAACTTTCTTCTTTTACAATTTCGTAGTAAATTACGTTTAACAATCTAGGTGTCATTTTAGAAGTCCATCCATCAGAACTTTCAATTTTTGCATATTCTTTTTCACAAAAAGCAATAGTTACATATTTTTCAGCAATTTCTTCCTCTACCATTTTTTTTCCTTCAATCGTAGATTTACCCATTACTTTAGCGTGTTTTTCTTTAAACTCACTTGTTACGATTTTAGCCCAAGTTTTACGACCGTATTTGTTTTTAAATTCATAGTTTTTTAAAACAACTCCCTCTCCATAACCTTTTCCATCTTCAATTAAAAAATCGTTTTTCATTAATTGATTGACTAATTGTTCGTAGTTTGAATTTCTAATTATTGCAATTGGTGGAATAAAGTCGATTTCGTGTTTTTCTAAAATTGGTTTATAATTATCGTATTTCAAATAATTAAATTTTTCGTCATTTTCGTGTTGTATTTCGATTTCACTTCTGTCCTCTACAACTTCAAAAACATAAAACTTTCTCCAAGCATCGACACGATAAGTTTTTAGAGAATGAGGTACTAACCATTCTCCAAATAATCTATGCGTTGGATTTTCTTTAAGGTAATTTAATAGGCTTGATTGTTTTAAAACCCATTCTAAAAATCCAGCGTTATCTTTATCTATTGATAAATGCCTTGTTCTACTTCCTGCTTGTATTTCTCCATTATGAAGCCATACACTTGCATTTGTGCCGTCAATTTTTGGGAATACATATAATTCTCCTAATTCTATATTTTGAACCTCCGTAGCTCCAAATCTTTCTAAATGTTGATACTTTTTGAACATCTTTATAATTTTAATTTAGTTAATAAAAAACAGCAGGTAACAATGGTTATAGTGCATATTTGCGAAAAGCAAATCCGACACCATACCTATCCGTTATTCAAATAATCACAGTACATTTTTGATTGTTCTTCGCTATGTATAAAAAAAACTACTTCTATACCTTTGCTGTCTAGTACCGCTTTACCTTGTTTTCTGCCAACTCTAAAAGGTGGTGTATATTTAATAGCATCATAACGTTTGCTAACACCGTTTAAAATTAATTGTTTCTTATAATCGTCTAATAATCTTATTACATCGGACATAGGTATATATAAACCATCATCTTCGTGTAATCCTTTTATTTGTATTTTACTTTTATATATGTATGGCATTATAAATCTAATTATTTGTTTAATTATTGATTTAAAAGTTTAACTCTTCTTTTTGATTTTTTCTTTATGTCTTCAATAAATAAGTATTGATCTACACTTAATTTTGAAAATAGAAACATTGATTTTATTATATTTTTTTCTTTTTCTGTAAACGGGTTAATCTCCATAAATTTAACTAAACTCTTTTGCTTTGCGTTTGTCATATTTAAGTTAATTAATTTATTTCCAACTAAAGCTAATTGATTTTCTCTACTGTTTTTTTGTGGTGTGTTTTTAAACTCAATATTTTTTTGTTTAATATTTTCTTTTTTTAAATCACCAAATTCTGTTTTTGATTCTGTAAATTTATTGTTTTTAATAAAAGAATATTTAAGATAATTACAATTATTATTCAACTGTAAATTTTTATACTTATTAAAAAATTCAATGTCTTTAAATTCTTTAAAAAATTCTTTTCTCCTTGAAGAAGTTACTAATGTAACCTTTACTTTAATTCGTTCCATTTGTTTTGTTATAAATTAATAAAAAATATATATAAAAATAAATTTAAAAAACTATATATAAATATAAAAAAAGATATATAAAAAATACATATAAAAAACATATATAAAAAATAAATATGGCTCAAAGGTAAATAAAAAAAACTAGAAAAAAATACAATTTATAAAAATAATTATATATTTGTTAAAAATAATTATAAATGGCTAAAAAACCTACAAGAAAACCTGCAAGAAAAACCATAATAACTAAACTAGATACTATATTTAGTCAATTCATAAGATTAAAATATTCAAAGAATGAAATTTCTAAATGTGTTACTTGTGGTAAGAAGGACCATTGGAAGAAGCTTCAAGCTGGTCATTTTATTTCACGTAAACACTATGCAACTCGATGGGATGAAGATAACGTACAAGTTCAATGTGTAGGCTGCAACGTATATAGATATGGTGAACAGTACTTATTTTCTAAATACCTAGGTCAAGAACTATCTGATGAATTAATGGCTAAATCAAGAAGCATTGCTAAATTTAGTGATGTAGAATTACTGGAGATAATAAAGCAATATAAAGATAAAGTTGATAAATTGTTGATAACATCGTAAATATTTAAACTCAACTAAACCTTTTTATAATTATATTTGTAAAGGAATTAATATCATTTTATAATATATTTGCCTTTTGTCCAATTTGTCTTTTTTTAAAATAGCTGTCTTTAATTAGATGGCTATTTTTTTTAACTAAATTTTCCAGTCAAATATCCTAATGCATAAAGAATAGTACATAATATTATTAACCATAAAGGAGTTCTATATTTTACAACCTCTTTTTCTTTTATAACAATATTTTTATCTATTTTACTTTTGTATTCAGATTCCCATATCTGTTTATAAGCATTTAAGTCTATTTCAGCAGTTATAACATTGTTTTTTCCTTGTATAGATACTTTGCCTTGCTTTGTAGATATTATTTGTTTAAATGGCTTTAAATTACCTAAACTATCACAAGGTTGTTTTATTGTTAATGTATCAGTAAATCTTTCTACTAATACCTCTATTTTTGTTTGTAGAATTGTATCCTTGACAATACGCTCTTTATACTCAATAGTAGATTTTGAAGCATTACAACCAATAAAAAAAAATAAAAGCAAAAATATGTAAGACTTGTTTTGTAGTTTCATAATTTATGTTATTATATGTTTAAAAGTATAATTTACGAATAATAATAAACATTAATACTTACATTTTATATAAATATTAACCTCTCTCTTACGTCTACGAATTAATCCATTTAATCTAACGCCTCCACCTGTTACTGCACAATTTGACCAATAATTAAACATTTCTTTTTCGCTCAATCTAGTATTTACGTTTCTAAATAAATTGTAATATTTCTTAGTACCATTCTTAGTTATGTAAGTAGCGCCAGCGTTATAAACAAAAGAAACCAATGCGTCAAATTCATTTTGGTTTAAATCATCTCTACAAAGTTTATTTACTAAAGGCGCAAACACCTCGTTTATATGCCCTAGTTTTAACCTTAAAGCCTCATCTTCATTAATGTGTTTATCAGCCATTGTAACACGCTTCTTTGTATCAAAGTAATATGTCGTACCATAACCAATAGTAGGCACTTTAGAAGGGCATAAATAAGGTTTACTTACAAAGCTCTCAAGCTCTTTTAAAAAGTCTAACAATTCTTTTGATACAGTTGTAATTATTTCTTTTCTTTCCATTGTCTAACAATATCTATTGTCTTTATAATTGTAAAAACTAAAGAAGCGATTAATAAAACAAGTTTTAACGCTTCGCTAACACCTGTTAAAGTCATTAAGAAAGCTGTCAAGTTAAATATGTAAACCCTCAATGATTGTATATCTGTAAAACTATTAAATAAACTCATTTTTACTCTATTTTTTTGTTGATCGCTTTCTTTATCAACTCAATTAACGTTTGATTTTTAAACAGGAATAACGCCCCGCCAATTACAATTAATGAACTTATAAAAGTTATAGAAGGCTCTAATGAGTTTGCCTCTTTTACCGCTAAACCCCAAAATATTAAACCTAAAATATTTGTAATTATGTTTTTTATGCAATTCATATTTTATGGATCTGATAATCTACACCCGAAAATCCGTGTACACCTTTTCCTGATATTTCAATAGAATAAGACTTCCAACCAAATGGGTGTGAATCTATGCCTTTCCACATAACATCAACAGAATATTTGTCAGAATAAATAGCCTCTTTTATTAATTTATCTTTATCGTTGTAAGTTGCTTCTATTTGCAAAATATTACCTATTAAAACGATTGCGTGATTGTGGTTTTCTTCTAAACCTTTAATTTTTAAATCCGCTTGTTCCTGCGAATTAAACTCGTATTTTCCTATTTTTATCATTTTATAGTGAATTATAATCAGATGCGTTTTTGTAAACTCTTAAATCTTTTATTTTTCCGTAAAATGGTTCTGCCCCATTTCCAGAATGAAAAACTAAATAATTTAAAGAACTAAATAAGGGAACAGAACCGCTAGTATTTAAAGCCACCTCAATACCTTCTACTTTTATAGCAAAATCATTTAATTTCCATTTTAAAGCTATTTTATAAAAATTTTGAGCGCTTGGTAAAGTGTAAGTTAAAGTTGATTGAATTATCCCGTTTAATACCACAAAAAATGCTATTAAATTAGCACTAGAATTGTATTCAAAAGTAATTCTATTATTTATGCTACCATCACTTAAACTTATTCTTCTTTTATTTGCTGTGTTAAATAATGAAGCAATTTCAAAATAAAAAACGCCTTCTTGACTATTAATATAATTAGTCAATCCGGTTTTAGAAGCTGTTTCTGCTACTCTAGTCTGCATAGAGCCAAGTGTAAGAATATAAGAAGTTTCATATCCTAAATTTTCAGCCTGTCCGTTTGTAACAGTTCCGCTAATTGTACTTGTTAAAGTCCCTGCTGTTGCTGTAAAAGTTAATTTAACCCTATTGTTTACGCCCGTACCAACTAAAGAACCGATATAAGTTCCGCTAAAAGTAATTGTACCTGTTCCGTAAAACGAAACTGTATAGGTACTTGCTAGGGTTGTAATATTTTGAGTTGATAAAGTTGCAGAGTTTAAGTATAAGTTAGTAGATTGTGGCTCTATTAACCAGCTAGGGCAACTACCATTTGTATAATCAAGTCTAGGTATACCAGTTGCTACTTCTTCTATTAATCCGCTACTATTTACCCTAGTTGCTGGAGTTTCTCTAGTAAACAATAAATCCCCGTCCCCATTAGTGGGTAGTACGCTATATATTTCATTTAATTTAACACCACTTGGTATTAATGCTATGCTTGGTATTGTTGCCATATTTTTTATTTTAATAATTTGTTACACATTCTAAAGATTCTACTTTTCCTCCATCACTTTCTACTCTAAAGTTATAATCCCAGTTATAAATACTTAAAATAGATAATGCTTGACTAACGCATTCGCTCGATTCTATAATACCACCATCAGCTTCAACCCTATCAATAAAGTAATTTATTAAAGGAAAATCAAAAGCATAATCATAGTAGATACCGCCCCATCCGTTTTTCTGTGGATTACCCCACCAAGTGCTATTGTATATTTCGTTTGCCATTTTTTTGTTTTTTTAAGTATTCAGATAATTTAACAATATTAGATTGTTTTGGTTTATACGTATCTTTCATATTACAAAACCCAGCCATTAAATAAATCGTTTTTATCTGGATAAACATCTTCGTTGTTATTGGTATTATATTCTGGAAACAAATTAGTGTGAAAAGAAATATAATCAATAAATCTCCTGGTATAATATTCAGCAAAGTTTCTTGATTTGTTTACTAAATAATCAACCTCATCTTTAGATACACTTTCAGAGTTTTCAGATGTATGCTTACTTATTCCTCCATTCTTGATTTGATAAGCTGCAAATGGTAAATACTGCATCATAGCATAATGAATTAACATCGGTTGTATATAATCTTCAACTAATGTAAAATAGTTCCCAGTTAATGTGCCTGCAAGAATATCTGTACTAATTTTATTGTATAAATCAGTACCTAAATAATTTTGAATATCTATCTGTTGTGCTATCTTAATAAATTGAAGTAGCTTATCAGTATCAACGTTACCATCTAAAATACTATTTTTTACTAAATCTGTTCTTGAAATAAATAATGCTGTCGCCATATCTTATCCTTTATAGTTTGGATGATGCCCATTATTAGCCATATCCTTTGGTGCTATTTCAGAAGTTTTATAATCAGTTCCTTTTGGTTTATAAGAACTTGGTATATTGTCAACTTCTTGTGAACTAGATAATGCTTTATCTTCTACAAAGGTTCCATCAGTTTTAGTCTTTAAACGATATAGATTTTCATTCCAAAAATGCCCACAATTAACACCACCTTTATATTTGAATAAAGAATAGTTTTCACCTTTATGACCGAATGAATTATTTACACCTCTAAAACTTGCCTGATCAATATCTTCTTTTCTATAAACAACTCCGTTTGATGTTCTACCCATCATATTTTTACAAAATAATCTTGACTTACCACTTGAATACTTTTCAGAATATTCATATCTAACCTTGTAAAAGGATTTATCTAAAAAAGATACTTGACTTGGTTTTGATGTAATAAAATCAGCTAACTTTTGTAAACCAGTTTTTTTTTGTTTTATCAATCTATTTGCCCAACTATCTACATCATCATTCTCTTCTGCATATTCTCTTTTTTCTACAAGTTCCCATTCATCATTTATAATTTTACCCTCTAAAGAATTAAGCATTTCTTCGTCATTAAAATCAACTTGGCTACTCATCTTTACACCAGTTTCTTCTTCTCTAGTTTCTGCATCCACTACGTTGTTTAAATCAGTAAATTCTAAAGGCTGTAACGTTTTAAAGTATAGATTTAAGCTAATATCATTAAAAGCTAATACATCATCAAAAGCATTTATTAAAAGTGTTTGAAATGGTCTTATAACTGTGTTATCCATTAATATAGATGCAGTCTTTAATTCATCAGAATTATTACCAAAACCGCTTGAATCTTTTACACCCAATAACATAGGAGAAACAACCCTGTGAGCAACCATAATTTTACGCATACTTTCATCAGATAAAAACTGATATTGATTGTGCGCATCACTTAATTGGATTGGCTCTATTGAAGCAGCAGTTGCAGCGTCATCATTAAAACTTAATATAAATTTACCACTATTAGAACTTCCGCTAAACTTTTGGTAAATTCTGTTTTCTATTAATTGTCTTTGCTCTGGGTCCGGAGTTCCGTTATTAAAATTTATTAGCATACTTGGTGCTAAACCATTCATTATATTGTTTAAATGATAGTTTGAAATCTCTTCCTCTAATTCTGCATACTGCAACCCTCCTTGATAATCTACTGGAGAATAATATTTAAAACCAGCTTTATAAGGCTTTACATAATATATTTGTATAGGCTCTTTGCCATATCCAAAAGATTCTATACGTACAAGTTTATCGCTCTTCTTATAATTTACCCAATCTGGGTGCATATAATACGCTTCAATTTCTCCTTTTTCATTACACTTTTCAGCTCTTAATGTTTCAATAGGTATATGCTCAACTCTTGCAATACTCTTTCCATCTTTTGAATAAATTACTTGCATAGCACAATTACCCATTAATTTTAAATCAGACGATAATCTTCGTACACAGTTATCGTGAAATAAAGTAATCATTTTAGCGTATGCTTCTGGCTTTCTTTGTGAATCTGTTGCATCTAACCCTTTGCCGAAAATCATTTCAGACATTCCATTTATAATAGCATTATTTGTAGCACTACCATTATATCTATCAATTAGAAATTGAAAATAATTATTATCTTCTCCATAAGAAACATAACTATCTGTTTTTGTTTCCTTAATCTTAGGACTTGTATATGTAGATAAATTTAAAACTCTTAATTCATTCATATTATAAAATTATAAAATCATTGTTACCCGACTTACTTATATATTCTTCTTTATTGACTGAATAATAATTGTTTGTATCTTGGTTTATTGTTTGGTCGGTGCAGAATATCTTATCTAAATAGATAATATTACTTCCAGATAAAATTGATAAATCGTAAAAACGACCTTCTACTAAATTAAAAGCATAAGAAATTACTAAATAATCTTTATCCGTTGTGGTAGATATATTTGCTGTTGTAACTTCATTTGTACTATCATCTCTTAATTGTAAAGTAACAGATGAAAAGTATTCTCTAGGAATTATTTTTATTGTTTGGCTACTATTAGATGTCGTTAATACTTTCATACTTATATATAGTCATTAATTTTATTTTTTGTTTATATGCAAAAAAAAAGGATATGAATTAACATACCCTTTTTAAATTAGTAAATAAAAAGCAATTAAGCAGTTGGATTTATTTGAACCGCAGATACATCAGCAGTAATTACTGATCCAGTTACAAAGTAAGGGGGTGCAGTTTCTTGAGCAACTATCGTTAAAGAATATCCACTTAAATCTCCCATAGCAGCACCAGATGAAATTGAGCCACCAGTTACTTCTCCTCCGTTTTCTAAGCCAACCAAGAAGTAGTTTCCATTGTAGTCTTCTATTGCTACGTGTGGTCTTGCGTGTGTAATTAATTTTAATTGCTCTTGAGTTTCTTTATCTTGAAAAGTCAAAGACAATGTAAGAGTACTTTCGTAAAAAGTAGTTCCACTTTCTCTTGATGAATTAATTGCAGTTTCTAAAGACGATGTTCCTTTTACATCAAATTTAAACCACTCTGGAGTTCCTGCTAATGCAGTAATTTCTCCAGCAACGATTGTTTCAGCACCTAAAGTTCCATAATCTGCAAAGTAAATAGTTTTTATACCACCTACTGCTGATTTACAAGGTACTTTTCTACCAGAAGTTAATAAACAAGCCATATTTTTTATATTTTTTTAAATAAAAAAGAGTAGATGTGCATTTCGCATACCCACCCCCTTTTAAAATTATTAATTAATTATTAAGAATAAAATACAATTTCAGAACCAAAGACGTGCTGAACACCTGCTGTAAATCTCATAACAACTCTTACATTTTGAGAACCATCGATATCTGACATATCAATTACCTTCACTTCGTTTTGGTCGTTTAAAATTCCAGTTCCAAAGTACAAGTTAGATTTTTGTGCTAAAATCATTTTATTAGAAGTTAATCCTTTTGCAACAAAAATATTTACTCCTTCAAAAGATAAAGAACCTCCATTATACCATTGTGTCCCTTTTCCATCAGTACCATTTGCACCAACGTTAGCACCAAAACCACCTAAAGCACGAATATACGCTTGTGCAACATTTGTAGAAACATAAAGAGTTAAATCTTCTTGTCCTAAAATTGCATCAGCATTAGCAATAGCTGAATCAATAACTTTCGCCATTTCAGTAATTACGTTTGCAGAAGTTACAGTTGTTCCAGCTACATCATTTACAGATGCATCAGCAGTTAATTTTGCAGAAAAACCATCAAATTGTCCACTTGTATTAGTTGAACCACTCCAAATACTTTTTTCTGTTCTATCAGCTACTTTTGCCGCAACGTGAGCAATTACAAATCCAGCAAAACTAGGTGCTAAATTATCAAATGCAGAATAACCCATATTAGCAGCTTCCCAAGATGCGTGTAAATCTTTCTTACATAATTGTAAATTTACTTGAAATTCCTCTGGAATTAAAATAGCTTCTGTTAAGGTTAAAGTTCCTGCATTAGTTACGAAATCACAAGAAGCATCTTTTACGATATCATCTGTTGCTCCTTTTTGTATAACTGTTTTAAATTTTACGTTTGGTAAAATAGAAATTGCACCACTATCTAAAGTTGATGCTGATAATAATGCAGCTGCGATATATTCACCACTAAATTCACCTGCATAACTTGATGTTAAAGATACACTCATTTTTTTTTAATTTTTAATTAGTTTTATAATTTATTTAATTTTCCCATCACTCTATCCAAAGTTGATTGAGTTCTTTTAGAAGATATATTGAATTTCACCGACATCTTACCTAATTGAGCATTTGTATTAATTGGTTCAACTGCTGGTTTAGATAATTCTTGTAAGACTTCGCTTGGTAATTTATTTACAACCTCTGATAATTCTTCTTCCTTTTTAGGTTTTAACATAGCTTTGATTTCTTCAATTATTGACTTAACCTCTTCTAGTTCTTTTTTAGTAGCATAAGATACTTCTTCTTCTTCAGCTTCTACCTCAACTTCTGGTGCTTCTTCGCTTTCAGATGATTTAAGCTCTTTTATTACTCCTTCTTCTTCGATTACTGCAACCTCTCCGTTTTCTAAAACATACTCTCCAACTGGTAATGCAACTCTTTCATCTTCTGTTACAATAAAGATTTCATTTCCTGCTTCAAATTTATCTGCTTCTAAAACAGTTCCGTTCTCTAGCTTCATTTGTTCAAGTTTAACCTCTATTCCTAAAAGTATTTTTACTTGGTTTAACATTTCATTTGATTTCATATTTATATATAGTGTTTAATTAATTAATTTGCATTTTCAATAATTGTAGATATTTGACCTATTCCTTGTGCGTGTAAACTTCCATCACAGCACTTAGTTGAATAAGTATTATTTTTACACAAGCAACCTCTTTTGCTTTCTTTAGGACTTGTTCTACTTGGTGTGGTATTATCTTTATTCATTTCTTAAAATATCTTTAATTTTAGACAATAACAAATATGCTTCAACGTCTTCTTTTATTGGCTCTTTAATTTTTTCTGCTTTGTCAATAAAATACCCTTCAATACTAAAGCCTTTTACTTTACCAGTTTTAACGTAATCATTCCAAACTTCAGAATTATTTACCTTTACTGCACCCATCCAAGTACCAACTGGGACATTCATTCCGTACTTTCTTGACTTATCGTGTACCTCGTCTTCAACAATCCAACTTTCAACTAAACTTAAACCACTTAATTCGTGTTCGTGTTCTAATGTAGAATTATTTTGATTTCCCCTTATTAAATACATCTGTGAGGCTTTAACAACTGTTTCTTTTGAGAAATAAACATAATACTCCTCTTCTCCGCTCTTTCTATAAATAGGCTTGTTTGGTATTAGTAAAGCACCTAATAAAATTTGCTTCTCTTTATTTAATTCCTTTAATTCTACAAATGTACTATTTAAAGCAATAAAATCCTCTTCAATAGCAGGACTTTCAACAACTGAAATAGCGTCAATACCTAGTGTTTCGTTTTGGTCGTCTAAAATTAATTCAATAATATTCATAGTATTATATAGTATTTAATTATTTTTTTTGCATTTTAAATAGATGCCCCGTTTACAATATTTCTATCCATAGATTGTGCAGAAGTTACATCATTTGAAACTACATAAGCCTTAACAGGTTCTTTTGATTGACCACCAATAGCATCTGCTAACTGATTTGTATTACTTGCACCAACTACATTAAAAGCTGGTGGTTGAGAAACAGCAGGGGCACTAGTAATTGATCCACCACCTCCACCACCTCCACTAAAAGAACTTGCAACAGATTTTGTTTTTTTAGTTGCAGCTAAAACAGACGAAATAATACCAACAGCAGTTGCAGCATAACCTATCAACGCAGGAATAGCAGCAGGAAAACCTAATTTTAAAGTTTGTGCAAATCCACTAGAAACAGCAGAACCACTTGAAGCAGCTTCTATATTAGCAGTTATAATTGCTTTACTGGCTTTTGATTTTATCGCTCCTAAATCTATTAACAGTTCTTTTGCTGCTAAAAGTTGTTTTCCAATTAATGCAGCTCTACCCATAGCGGTTTCTGCACCAAATATCATTTGCAAATCATCTAATGCTTTTAATTTAGTAGCTTTTTTTTTCTCTTCTAATTCAATTTCTTTTTTTATTAAATCGTCTGCTTTTTTCTTGTCTTGCTCATCAAATCCAGCTTGTAATTCTAATTCCTTTACTCTTTGCGCTTTTTTTAATTCATCTGTACTTTGGTTGTATAGTATAGCTTTTTCAACTAATAAATCGTATTGCAATTTAACTTGCAATAATTGCTCTTTTCGTTGCAATAATTCCTCTGCTCGTCTTTCAGCTTCTGTATCAATTTCGGCTTTTCTAATTTCCTCTAGTGCTTCCGCTTTTTCAACCACAGCTTTTAGTTGTTCTTCCGCTTCACCTTCCCAATATTCTTTATCTTCTTGTTTTAACTTAGCATCATTCTCTTTTTTCTCGTTCGCTTGCTTTTCTTCTTCTGCTTTACTTACATCCGCAGCTTTTTGACTAGCTGACTTTCTGCTTTCAATATCTTTATTTCTTGCATTTGTTTCAGCTTGTGCATCTTCGACTAAAAATCTATTCTTTAAATCAATTCTACTTTTTAATGCAACCTCTAAGTTCTTAGTTTCTACCTCTAAGTTTTTTCTTGCTTTACTTACATTTTCCTGTGCTAGTTTTATTTCTTCTTCTGTAGCATCTCTTGCTTTTTCGTTTGCTAAAGTGTCTAATTCTGTAGCAAGTGTTTTCTTTGCGATTGCCTTAGTAGCCTCAGCATCTGTAACTGTTTTTTGAACGATGGCTTTTTCTAACTTTCTAATTTCAATTGTAGATTTACCTTGAGCCTTAGCCATTGCGACTTGTTGGTCTGTTGAATTTTTACTTTGATCCCTAGCTTTTTGATTTGATTCAGATTGATTGTCTAAAGCCTTTGCATTATCAGCTAACGCCTTAGAATTATCTATCGTTTTAGAAGTCATAAAGTCAAACAACTTTATAAGACCATAGCCAGCAGCAATTAAAGCCGTTACGGCAATAACTACAATACCGATAGGGTTTGCGCTTAAAGCTAAGTTCCATAAGTACTGAGCCGCTGTAGATGCTTTTTGGAATAGTGTAGTTTTTTTAATGGCACTACCTAGTTTAGTAAACATTCCCGTAGATTCGTTAATGCTTTTTAAGGCTTTACCTATATCTATCGCCTGCACCATTTTAGCCATAGATTCCTCAGCCGTAGAACCTTGAATACCAAGCGCACTCATTGCACCCTCTGCTAACACTATACCACCCGTCGCTGTAGAAATAGCCGTGCTAAACTTTTCGTTTAAATTTTTAGACGACCTGTCAATAATTAAATCAAAATCCTGTTGCTCTTTTTTTAATCTACCTACTTCTTTTGTTAATTCTTTAAATTCCTTTGTGGTTGTCTCTCCTGCTTGGGTTAGTTCATATAGTCTATCTTCTAACTCACCAGCCCTTGCTGTTAATGGTTTTAGTTCACCGTAAACGTCCTCAAATGATGCGCTTAAATTAGTAATAGAATCAGTTACGTTTATGATTGATTTATCTAATTTAGATAGTTTATCGATTGCATCTTTATAGTTTAAATCGATATCAATTATTATTTTTTCTGCCATTTTATCTCTTGTTTAATTGCTTTGAATCCTTCCTTTATTGTTGTTGGTAATTTTAACCCACCTTGTGCAATTCTAATATTTTCTGTTTCTCCTTTTGCTTGTTGCAATAAGAATAGTATATTTTTTATCATTTTATAAATCGTTAAGTAGTTCTAGTTCAGATTTGCCATTTTCTAAATTTGTGGTTATTGAATTTATTTTATAAGACTTGCTAAAAATTATAAATTTATCAGCAAGGCTATAATTTAATAAAATACTCAAAGGTAAGTATGCTGTTGCCTTTGTGATTCTGTTTGATTCGTTAAATACACTTGTAATAGATTGGCTGTGATAGTCTTTAAATAAAGTATTTGTATTATCCAGACCTTCCCATTCATCTGGCTCTGCATCAAAGTTTAAAGATGGTTGGCTAGCAAACGAAACAACATTCATATTACTATTACACGGGGCAAAATAATTGCTTATTTCTTTACTAGAAGTTGCAATATTAGAAGAGTTAACACCATTAACAAATGATATTGACGCTGTTTTTCTTGCTAAATTAAATAGTATTGGTTTGCCTATATAAGGCTCTTGATTATCATCTACACAAAACCCCCATTGTATATCTTTTGTTGCTGAATTATTTGCATCTATTAGCTTCTCAAACTTCATATGCTCAAAAGGAATTGTATAATTAAAAATGTCGCCAGAGAATTTAATGTTTGAATTTGTGTTATACTCTATTTTACCCCATTCTTGATTAAATAATTGATTATGAACGGATGCAAGGTAAGTCTGTAACCCTTCATAAGTGTATACAATTTCTCTAAATGGCAACGCTACATTTGATTGGCTTTTTTCTGTGTCAATATGCTTAGTTATATCGTAAGAAACACCACCGCTATAATAAGAATCTAATGTTTTTACAACTATTATACCGTCTTCTACGTACGCAACAAGGTTAAACATTTTAAAAATAGACGTTAAAAAGTCTAAAACTTTCATATTAGGTATTTGCTGAAGCATATTAAACTCAAATTGAGCCGAAACAGAGAACGATCCAGTTGCATAATAAGCAACAACAGTCGATTGTGTGTCTGAGTCAAACCCCGAAACAAAGAAATCGACGTTACTAAAGTTAATTGTATTGGTTATAATAATCTGAACAGTATAAGATTCGCCATAAAAGATAGGAATATCCACGTTGTTCTGTGAACCTGTAACACGCCCACTATTATAAATAGGTACACCACCTTTAAAAACTATAAAAGAGTATTGTGTAGTTGTAAATCCTGCTGCGGGTATTACACTTAATTTTAAAACATTTACTTGTTGCCTTTGAAATAACGTTAATTCCGTATTGCTTATTTCGCTGATGTCCGTATTTGTTCCTGTAAAACCTGTTACTCCATAATTAAATGAGGTTAATTGTTCGCCATTAGTAACTACACCCTTTGTTCGGTGCATCCACATAAACAAGTCCTTAATTG